CACTACCAGAAGAGCAAGGATTTACAGGCAATGCACCTCAAGCAGTTGGTCAATGATAAAGAATGTTACGAACAGTTTCAACAGCATATAGATGAACTAATTAAAACTAGACAACGTGCGCTAGAGACAGCTAATGAACCTCATGTTATACATAGACAGCAGGGTGCAATAGACGTACTAAGAAAGTTAAAGTTACTGAGGGAAACGGTGAATGGACCAACCAACTGAGGAAGAACGTCTTGAGTTTGTAAAGTCTTATGGTGTAGAACCTGTAACAGACATAAAGACTGATCTTACATTTAAAGATGCTGCTAAGACTGTAGCTGAGATGACTCCTATAATAGGAGATGCTATGGCAGCAAAAGAGATCTATGACGAGCTTCAGAAAGAAGATCCTGACTACCGCTTTGTTGCTGTACTAGGTGGCGCTGCTCTAGTAGGTGCAGTTCCGGGTATCGGAGATGTTGCTGCTAAAGGTATACGTAACGCAGCAGATATGATAAAACGTATAGAGGTTGACCCTGATGCTTTAGGTTCATTAGGTGGTAATGTTAGGTTAAAGCCTAAAGTAAAAGAAGACGTACCAACTGTAGAAGCTGCAGGTCTTACAGATGAAGCTATTGAAAAGTGGCGTAAAAAGAATGCTACATCAGAAGAGTTCCGTAAAAAGTTAAAAGGCCGTAATGAAGAACTACAAGAGTTAGCTTCAGGAGTAGAAGAAGGTAGAGTATTTACTAGTACCTATAGAGATCGTGCAGATGAACTTAGACCTATACGTGTAGTAGAAGAAGTACCAAAGCCAGCTACATTTGTAGAAGCAGTAAGTGCTTTGAATGCAGGTAAACGTAAGAAACCTATGATTGGCTTAAATGCTTCTATACCAGACGGTGATCAAGTAACTGCAAGATTAGATATAGATGCATATACAGATTATGATGTATGGGTTCCTACTCTAACGCACCCTGAACTAAAAACAGTTTATAAACCTGCTGTTGTATTAGAAGATGTAAAGTTTATACAACCCGAAGGAAGAGAGCCTAAAAAAGCTTTAGGTGTAGCTAAAGGTGGAGGTAAAGCACCTTTTGCTGTTATGACAGGTAAGTATGTTGAAGCTACAGACGATGAAGCATACAAGCTTGCACAGGATGTTTTTGACAATCCTGAATTTACACAGGTAGGTTATGACCCTACACGTAGGGGCTTCTTCTATGATAGAGAAACAGGAGAAGCAATAGTAGCAGCAGATACAGTAGTTCAAGTAGGACACTTAGTATTAGCACGTAATGCAAAAAAGATGGATGCAGAAGCATTCCCATTTAGTGAGGGCGGTATGGCTTTAGAAGAACAGATGAACATGAACTTTGGTGATGTACCTGATAATACAATAGGCATAGATCCTGTGTCAGGTAATGAGATACCGATGGGTTCTACAGCAGAGAATGTACGAGATGATATACCAGCTAACCTTAGTGAAGGTGAGATAGTTGTAGCTGCTGACGTAGTAAACTTTCATGGTGTAAAACTATTTGAAGACCTACGTGCTGAAGCTAAGATGGGCTACCAAGAAATGGCACAAGATGGACGTATGGGTGGTGAGCCTATGGATGATGACATGAGTATGGACATAGAACTTTCTGAGTTAGACTTAGAAGTAATGGATGATGAAGCACCTGTACAAATGAACAGAGGTGGTACATCTATGGCTGACTACAAAGATGTAGCAAAGAATAGAAATATAAAAGCTCCTAAACGTACTGCACCACGTAAGACACACGCAGAGATAATGGCTTCAGCTTTTAGTAATGATGATAAAAAAGACAACTCTCCAGCAGCTATATCTGCTAGAGTTCAGGCTAGAAAAGATAAACCAAAGAATAGATTTGAAGCTATACGAAACAGACTAAGAGATGTATTTAAAGATGATGATGACAATCAATCTAGGTTTGACTTTGGATTTAGCGGTAACCCTATGGAACGTGCAGCACGTAAGTATGGGTCACCAGCATCAGCAACAAAGAATGAATCACTAAGAGCAGGTCAGGTAGCAGGTACATATACAGGAGGCCAAGAGCCTGTAAATAACTCAGTACGTTACTATGAACAACCATTCTACAAAAGACTTATGGAAGGTTTAGGCTTTGATGAAGGTGGACTTGCTACTGATGAAGATACAAACCTCATAGGTGGTGAAGCCCAGTTCAATCAACCGTTCTATGCCCCTGATCAAAAGGGTGGCTTTGACATGGAGAACGCCTATGTAGACTATGGTGATAGTACAGGTGGTGGTCCTCTACTTGAGATGCGTGAGTACATGAACGATGAAGGTCACAGAATATTTATTACCTTTATAGATGGTGTAGCACAAATGGAAATACCTGCTGGTTACTATCCAGTGGGTGAAGGTGTAGCTGTAGCTCCTACCCCTGCAATAGGCGGTAGCGGTGGTTCTGATTCTGGAGGAGGTATGGATATGCCAACACCAGATCCTGTTAACTATAAAGAGCTAAGTCTTGAAGAATTAACTGACATGGTAAATAGTCAAGGTGATTTGAAAGGTGATGTAATAGCAACAGGTTTGGGATTACTAAATCCTTTAATGGGCGCAGCAGTTAAGTTTGCAATGTGGAATCAAACAAGACAAGTAAAGAGAGAGATAGAACGTAGATTAACATCTAATGAAACTTCAAATGTAGATAAGATGCGCTATCAAAACTTACTTGAGATTGCAGAAAGAGAAACACCTACACTACTAGATAAGATACTAGGAAGAGACTTTGAAAAAACTGTAGGTCAAATACCTAAACCAGTAACACCTGATACAGATTTTGCTGATCCTACTATGGCTGGTGGACAACCTTACACACCTGGAGCAGGAAGTGTTTACACACCAAATGATCAAACAGCAAGTCAAACTACAACTCCGGGAGTAGATGATGGGCTTAGTAATGAGCTTAAAACACAAGCTGATCAGATATCTGAAGAGGCTGCTAAAAATTCCTTTACTAAACAGCAAACTCAAACAGAGAATATGCTACAGCAACAAAGAGATTCAAGTTCTGATAACCAACAAGAGGCAATAGATAGAGCGCGTGACATAGCCAACGTTTCTAAGGAAACTGGTTCCAGTATAGCACAAGTAGGTAGAGATATCGCCCCATCTACTGAGACTAAAAGTCCTGACTTTAATGATCCTAGAAGAGGTGGAGCGCCAAGCACAAGACGTACCTATGGAGGCGGTGGAAAAAACAAAGGCGGCATGATGAAGAAGAAGAAAAAATCCAAATAACTATAAGGCTACTCAGCTACGGCTGACCCCAACATAAGGAAAAAACAAATGGCAGAAATGCAACACGAAAAAGTAAACATAAAGAAAGTGCCGATGCAGTCAGCATCATATGCACGTAACGAAGATCGTATTAATAAAGATGAAGCTGAATTAGCAGAGCTAATAAAGCAAGCCAAAGAAGCTAAAGGTATAGTAGATGAGCCAGAAGAAGAAGCCTCTGAAGCTGAACCCAGTAGCGAAGAACCTCAAGCTGAACCAGTTCAGGCAGAGAGTGATACCAAACAAGAAGAGAAACCAGAAGCCAAAGCACAAGAAGATGATGAGCTAAGTGCTGAAGAGAAGAACTTTAAGAAACGTTATGGTGATCTACGCAGACATCAACAGGACAAAGAGAAAGAGTTTAATGCTAAGATAGAAGCATTAGAATCTCAACTTAGTAAAGCTGCTAATAAACAGCTTGTGTTACCTAAGACTGATGAAGAGCTAGAGGCTTGGACTAAAGAATATCCTGATATAGCATCTATTATAGAAACTATAGCTGATAAGAAATCTAAAAGTGCAGCTAAAGATATAGAAGATCGTATGATTGAACTAGAAGAGATGCGACAAGATGCACATCGTGATAAAGCAGAAGCAGAACTTGTTAAGATACATCCTGACTTTATAGAGATACGTCAAGACGATACGTTTCATAATTGGGCAAAGGAACAACCTAAGTGGGTACAAGATGCTTTGTATGAAAACGTTGATGATGCAAAATCTGTAGCACGTGTAATAGACTTATACAAAATTGACAAAGGTATTACTAACAAGAAGAAAGCTAAACCTGATGAGAAAGCAGCAGCATCTTCTGTCAAGACAAAAAGTGCAGCAGCACCAGAACCAGATGAGTCAGCTAAGATGATTCGTGAGTCTGAGGTAGCTAACATGTCAATCAAAGAATATGAGAAGAGGGCAGATGAAATCATGGATGCCCAACGTAACGGAAACTTTATTTATGATATGTCAAGAAAGTAGTTGACATTCTAAGTATCATAGATAAAACTATAGCATATACACAACATTAGTGTGTATGCTTAACTCAAGCACTAGCCACACAAAAGAACTACCTCTAAGTACAGGCCCAACGCAGACAGGCAGCGCAGCCTAGAAGCAAAGTTGACTACCCTATTACAAAGAGCCTCTTCATGGTGGATATGTAGCATTACTTCAACGCCATATCTATAAGGAGATTTAACTATGGCTATAGCACTCGCCTCAGGCAAGAGTGGATTTGACGGCAATTTCAGCCCGATTATCTATTCCAAACAAGCACAGATTGCTTTACGTAAAGCTTCTGTTGCAGCAGCAATTACCAACAGTAACTACTTTGGTGACATTGCAAATCAAGGGGATGTTGTACGCATTCAAAAAGAGCCTGACGTAACAGTTAACACTCTTGAGCGTAAAACAGCAATCTCTGTAGAAGACCTAGATGATTCTGAGTTCACACTCACCATTGATCAAGCTAACTACTTTGCTTTTAAAATGGATGACATTGAAGACCAGTTTGCAAATGTTGATTTCGTAAGCCTAGCTGCAGATAGAGCAGCATATAAAATGGCTGACGCAATGGATGTAGACTTACTTCTTTACATGTCAGGTCACTTAGCAAACGGTGAGTACTCAACCGCCGCAGCAGGTACAGCACAGCACCCAACGGCTGGCGAAATAAATGGTGAATTTTTAAAGGTTAACCAATTAGACGCTACTGACTTTGGTTCATTAGGTTCAGCAGACGCTGCATCTACAGCATATGCTACTAATGATTCTATTCCATTAGCAGTACGTTTACCTGGCGCTACAGCATTATCAACAGCTACTGTATCACCTTTGTCCGTTGTCGCACGTATGGCACGTCAAATGGATACAGCAAATGTTGACTCACGTGGACGTTACATAGTTGTTGACTCTATCTTCATGGAAATGATGAAAGACGAAGACTCACGTCTCTTGAATGCTGACTTCGGTGGAGCAGGTCTACAGAACGGTCTAGTAATGAACAACTTACACGGCTTCAGAGTCCACGTATCTAACAACCTACCTTCAAAAGGTAACGGTGCAGGACACGCTGGCGCACTAGCTCAGAACGCACATTACGGTGTGATCTTAGCTGGACAAGAAGACGCAGTTGCCTCTGCAGAGCAGATCAACAAAGTTGAGAACTACAGAGATCCTGACTCATTTGCAGACATTGTACGTGGTATGCACCTATATGGACGTAAGATTCTACGCCCACAAGGACTTGTCACAGCACGTTACAACGTTGCATAATCAAGATAAACTTAGAGGCTGGCTTTTGCTGGCCTCTTCGTGCATTTAACAAAAGGACATTCTCATGGGTACTATTACTACAGCAATGTGCAACAGCTTC